CTACGCCTTGGGCCATCAACACGCCCGTGCTGGACGTGATGCGTGAGGTATGGGAGCAGAACCTTGACCTCGGGGTGTTCCCCAACCGTGACCCCTCGCCCCTGCCCCCTCGCCCTGCGAACATCGACACCGACGCTGATGTGTTGAAGGCGTGGAAGAAGGCAGCGTCGGAAGTCTACACTGCCAACGCCAAGGCTGTGTCCTCGAAGCTGGCCCTCGCCCGCACCCTCGACACCGCCAAGGACTACTCGAAGTATGATCAGTTCTACTTCGTGTATCAGTGTGACTTCCGTGGTCGCATCTACGCTATCAGCCAAGGGCCTAACCCTCAGGGGTCCGATGTGCAGAAGGCCACGCTCAGGTTCGCCAATGGCAAGCGGATCGGGGATGGCTCTGGTCCTCGGTGGCTGGCGATCCACGGGGCGAACACCTTCGGGGTGGACAAGGTGTCGATGGATGACCGCATCCAGTGGGTCAATGACCACATCGACGACATCCTCGACTGCGCCGAAGACCCCTTGCAATACATCTTCTGGACCGAGGCAGACAGCCCGTGGTCCTTCCTCGCCTTCTGCCTTGAGTTCGCAGGCTACTGCAAGGAAGGGGCAGACTTCATCACCCACCTGCCAATCATGGTGGATGGCACATGCAATGGCTTGCAGCACTACAGCGCGATCCTCCGTGATCCTGTGGGTGGTGCAGCGACCAACCTCCTGCCTGCCGATGTTCCCCAAGACATCTACCAGCGTGTTGCTGATCGGGTCATGGAGAAGATGCGGGAAGATGATCGTGACGAGGCGAAGAAGTGGCTGGCTATCGGGATCACCCGCAAGACAACCAAGCGTCCCGTCATGGTTCTGCCCTATGGTGGCACCTTCAACTCCTGCAAGGACTATGTGCGGGAAGCGGTGAAGAAGGACGGGATCGCAGCCACTCCTGACGAGATCAACTATCTCGCCACGATGGTGTGGGATTCCATCGGTGACGTGGTGGTCGCTGCCCGCACTGGCATGGCCTTCATCCGTAAGATGGCGTCTGCTGCCTCCAAGAAAAAGCAGCATGTTCAATGGGTTGCACCATCGGGCTGGCCTGTGTTGCAACAATACTTCAACATGGAGTCACGCCAGATGAAGACCACCCTGTATGGGGACATCATCAAGCCCCGTCTGGAAAGCCAAGGGGACACCGTGGATGGGCGTCGGTCTGGTCAAGGGCTGGCACCCAACTTCATTCACAGCATGGACGCTGCTGCTCTGGTGAAGACAGTGAACGAGTGCCTCGACAACGGGGTCATCACCTTCGCTGTGATCCATGACAGCTACGGCACCCTCGCCCCTGACATGGATGACCTGAGCCACACCCTGAGGAACGCCTTCGTCACCATGTATGAGCAGCACAATCCCCTTGAGGAACTGCGTGTGTCCGTCGGTGAACTGGTGGGCCCGAAGGTCCAGCTTGAACTGGTCCCTGCCAAGGGTTCTCTCGACCTGAATGAAGTGAGGAACTCCACGTTCTTCTTTGCTTAACCTATCGTCCCGCTGGTGGGTTCACCCTGCTGGCGGGATTTACGGCCTCCTATTGCCGAACACTCCCTGTGAGGATCAACATGAAGAAGACACCTAAGATTACCATTAAGTTTGGTGCAGCTTACAATGAGGTTACCGTTGACGGTCAGACCTTCGAGCTGAACTCTCTTGAGAAGAAAGATCAGAACTTCCTCCGTCGTGTGGTGGTGAATGGTCTGTCCGCTGTCGGCTACTTCGGTGGCCGCTGATGGCAAAGTTCGTCTATGACCTGATGGTCAATGCGGAACCCCGCGCTGTGTCGCTGGCTACCATGTCGGTAGCTGATGGGGTCCAGACACTCCCGCCTGAAACTCAGGTGATGGGTGCTGCCGCTTTCTTCCTCCTGCTCTGTGAGGGCTACAAGGTTCCTGCACAGGATGTCTTCACCGCTGTGACGAACCTGATGAACAGCGAGAAAGGTGATGCCATCCCGCAGTTCAATGCCGCCCGTGAATACATCAAGCATGAGGTCATCAATGCGTGACGAACAGCAAGGAAAGACACCGCCGATGATAGCGCCTGACCGTTACCGAAAGAAACCTGTGGTGATCGACGCCCTGCAATGGGACGGACACAACCTTGGGCCAGTCTTGGCCTTTTGTAACGGTGATGCCAGCTACGAACAGATGGCGGGCGGAGACGCTGCTATTGTGATCAAGACGCTTGAAGGCCGACACATCGCGTCGGTCGGTGACTTCATTATCAAAGGGGTGAAGGGTGAGTTCTACCCGTGTAAGCCCGACATCTTTGGGGCCACATACGAACCTGACGAACCCCGCGCTGTTGACGCCACCTTGATCCAGAAAGGCACCGCCAATGCGTGACGTTGCTCTCGCTGTCAGCCACCTCCGTCGTGGCAACCCTATCCCCGTCGATCTCTACTTCCGTCTGGTCGAGCAGGGGTTCAACCCTGATGCACTCGCATCGCACTACGATCTCTGAAACATCCCATTTGTGAGGGAACATGTCTGATAAGAAAACCAAACTGCCGAGCTTCACGTCCCCGAAGGGCATCTTTGTCTGGCCGCGCCTGTCCGAACCTGACACCAAGTACAAGGCCGAGGGTCTATACTCCGTCAAGCTGCGCCTCGACGAGTCGGAAGCCAAGGCGCTGATCAACAAACTCCAGCCCATCTTCGATCAGTCGGTCGAGGACGGTAAGGAGAAGTATGCTGCCCTTCCGGTTAAGACCCGCAAGGAAAAGGACTTCAAGACCGTCAAGTATTTCTCCCCGGTGTACGATGAGGAAACCGAAGAAGAAACTGGCGAGGTCGAGTTCAACTTCAAGATGACCGCATCGGGTGTCTCGAAGAAGACGGGCAAGAAGTGGGAACGTGCGCCTCGCATCTTCGACGCCAAGGGCATCGTGATGAAGAACATCCCGAGCATTTGGGGTGGCACCGTGGGCAAGGTTGCCTTCGAGGTCATGCCGTTCTTCAACGCTGCTCAGTGTGAAGCTGGTCTGTCGCTGCGTCTGGACGCCGTGCAGATCATCGAGCTTGTCTCGGGTGGTGGTAAGTCCGCGTCGGCCTATGGCTTCGGTGCCGAGGACGGTGGCTACGAACACGACAATGACGCCTTCGCTGACGAGACTGACTCGTCGGCTGGTGGTTCGGCTGGTGCCTCGGACGACGACCAGTTCTAAAGATCGCGGCCTCGTCGAGGGGTACCGCAGTGGACTTGAAGACAGGATCGGGGAGCAACTCTCCGGTCTTGGCCTTCCTGTCCTGTTCGAGGTGACGAAGGTCAAGTACACGCCGCCGCTCAAGCAGCGCAGCTACACGCCTGACTTCATCCTTCCCAACGGGATCATCATTGAAACCAAGGGACGGTTCATCACGGACGACCGCCAGAAGCACAAGGCGATCAAGGCCGAGCATCCTTTGCTGGATGTTCGGTTCGTCTTCTCAAGGTCCAAGACGAAAATCTCGAAGACCTCGAAGACCACCTACGCCGCTTGGTGTGAGAAGTATGGGTTCCAGTTTGCCGACGCCTATGTGCCTCGGGAGTGGACCCTTGAGCCACAAAACCCTGACCGCATCGCAGCACTAGAGGCTGCCACAGGGATGACCTTTGCCGACATTGTAAGGAACGGAAGATGACACAGACTGTCAACCGGAAGACCATGAAGGAAATGATCCGCAACCACCTCAAGAAGGTTCGCTCTATCTCGGGTGTGGAAGCACAGAACCTCTACCGCTGTCGGTCACTGACCAAGCGGATCAGTGAGCTTCGTGCCGATGGCATGAACATCCGCTCGGTGTGGAGCAAAGACCTCACGGGTCAGCGTTACGTCCGCTACTACTTCTTGGGGAAGTGATGGAAATCGTAGCAGTTGTCATTGCTACCATCATCGTCACCACTGTGATCGACGCTGGTGTCACCCGCATCATCCGCGAAATTCGTCTGACAAGGATCGGTAAATGAAGCTGAACGACTATCAATCTCAGGCGGCACAGTTCGCTATCAACAATGATCTGAACCACATGGTGTTCGGTCTGGTTGAAGAAGCGGGTGAAGCCGCTGGTCTTCTCAAGCGTTACCATCGTGGCGACGAGAAGTATCAAGACATGAAGGTGGTCGAAGGTAACAAGATCACTGGCGTCTTCCTCAACCCGCTATTGCGATCTTCTCTTGAGAAAGAGTTGGGGGACGTTCTCTGGTATGTGGCCATGACCGCACACCGCCTTGGCCTGACGCTGGAACAGGTCGCAAACACCAACATCAACAAGCTGACCGACCGTCAGCAACGCAACGTCATCAAGGGCGAAGGAGACAACCGTTGAATACCATCACCACTTCCAATCACGACAACGGCAACACTAACAAACCGTCGGCGGCTGTAGTCGTCACTGAAGCAGAGGTCGAAGCGATCTTGACTGACGCTGAGTTCATCTCGGCGATCCTCGCAGGTAAGGGCGCACGTCACATGGTTGGTGTGCTGACCATCGAACTGGCCGTCGCCTTCGTGGCCCTCGGGTATACCCGTGAGCAGGCCGCTGAGAAGGCCGGGGTAGCTGTGGCCAAAGCCTATGACCTCGTGGCTGATGTCGAGAAGACCATCAACTGATGGATGACGACAGCTCCTTCATTGGCAAGGAGCCGTGTCCTGAGTGCGGGTCGAGGGATAACCTCGCCCGCTACTCTGACGGCCATGCCTACTGCTTCGGCTGCTCCCACTATGAGCCAGCCGAGGGTGATACTCAGCACACAGAGAGGAAGCGCGTGTCGTCTGATCTAATCCCCGCTGGGGAATACAAGCCGTTGACCAAGCGGGGCATCCACTTGGAAACGGTAGAGAAGTTTGGGTACACCATCGGTCGCATGGGTGATAGCCCTGTGCAGATCGCTGCCTATCGTGACGCTCACGGCAACGTGGTGGCGCAGAAGATCAGGTGGCCCAACAAAGAGTTTCGCTTCATCGGTGACACCAAGGAAGCGCAGCTATTCGGCCAGCATCTCTGCCGGGATGGTGGCAAGCGGCTCGTCATCACTGAGGGTGAGATCGACGCTCTCTCCGTCAGTCAGGTGTTCGGCAATCGCTGGCCCGTCGTGTCCGTTCCTAACGGGGCGCAGGGTGCGAAGAAGTCCATCCAGAAAGCCTATGAGTTCGTGGCAGCGTATGACGAAGTGGTCATCATGTTCGACATGGATGAACCGGGCCGGAAGGCTGCACTTGAGGTGGCTGCCCTGCTCCCTCCCGGCAAGGCTAAGATCGCTTCACTCCCTCTCAAAG